AAAAATTGGTTCAAAATAAATTAAAGGATAAAGATTATGTATGAGTACTATGTTAGAAAAGTAGAGAATGTAGTAGATGGAGATACCATTGACGTTCTTATTGATTTAGGGTTTGATATTTTGTTTGCATCCCGTGTAAGATTGGCTGGCATTGATACCCCTGAGTCTCGCACCAAGGACCTTAAAGAGAAGGCTCTTGGTCTTGAGTCCAAGGAGTACTTAAAGAAGGCTCTAAAGGATGCTAAGTCGGTTGTGATTAAGACTGAAAAGATGGATTCATCTGAAAAGTATGGTCGCATTTTAGGCTGGGTATACATTAATGAAGATACAGTATCTCTTAATGATATGATGATTAATGATGGGTATGCTTGGGGATATATGGGAGATACCAAGGTAAAAGATTTTGATGCTCTTGCTAAGGCTAGAACAAAGTCTGGAAAGTAATATGGGTCTTCAAGAAGAGGCAATGCTTGAGCACCTAATGCTTCAAGGAGCCATTGAATTCCAGGGTATTGACGATGTAACTGGTGAAATGATGTATGCCATTACAGATAAAATGAAAGAAGTTAGCCCAGGTATTTATGAAGAATTAAAAGATCAATATGAACATCATATGTTTCAACTGATTGACCAAGGTCCTACAAGAATGACTTGGAAACTAAAGGTATGAACTTTAAAGATGAAGATGACGCTATAGATCAGTTAATCTTGTCAGGGGCCCTTGAGGTTGCTGGCATAGATATTGAGACTGGAGAGCCAATGTATAACTTTACAGAAAAGTTAATTGAAGTTAGCCCAGAGTTACACAAGGATATTTCTTTATATTTTTCTCGTGAAACTATGGCTTTGTGGAGTGATGGATTTTTAAATATGGATGTAACAGAAAAAAATCCAATAGTCACTATCACCAAAAAAGCATTAGATGAAGAAGAAGTATCAAAACTAAGCAAGGAAAGCCAAAGAACCTTAAAAGAAATAATTCGGGTTATCTTTTCAGATAAGTAGTATAATTGTTCTGGAGGAACTATGGAATATTTTCTTGGATCTGCAATAACTATGATAGCCATGTTTGTAACAACAAGGCTTATCTCTTATAACAAACTTAACACAAAAAATAATATACCAAGGTACAGTCAAAGTCATATTCATATGTTGGTTCTTCCTTTGCTTCCAGAAATAAAAAAATATAAAAAGAAGATGATTACTCAGTCTAGCAAGCATGAAGAAAAAACAAATACCAGAGTTGTTATTTTTGATAACAAAGCCTACTTTGTGAAGGATGGAACTTTTTATTGTGCAGAAATGGACGGCAAAGACATAGATGGAGCCAGCGCAACCCTAGTTGACACGATGGGTATGGATAAGGTACAATTAGATAAGATGCTGTTTATAATGGATCAACTTAGAGATGGGAAGCAAAATGATAGTGGGGATTCAAGGAACCAGTAGTTTCGATGACTACCAGGTTTTTCTTAGAGCCATGGCAGTTACAATGTCTTCTTTAAAAGAAGAAGATCCTTATTTTTATATTTACTCTGCAGGACCAGGAAACATTAACTCAATGGCTATGGAGTTTGCAAATCTATCAGAGCGTGGTTTAAAGGCTCGTGGTAAAAGCATTAAGTATAAGCCTGTACCACCATCTTGGATTACAGAAAACATTACAGATATAAACTACTTTGCTTTTTTAAGCAAGGAAAGAGAACAAGTATCAAAACTTGTTGAAGATGCAAAAGAAAACAATGTCGAATACGGCATTTTTAGATACTAACAGAAAGAATAACAATGCAAATTAAATCATTAGAGCAAATGGAAACAATTGTCAAAAGCAACAAGGCTTTGATATGGGATGGTTGGACAGTTGTAAATTCTTATCCTTCTGAGAAGGGTAGAACAGCCCCACAAGGGGCATTCGTGGATGGCAAATGGCATCTACAGCGTCGTTTTGTACCTTCTAAGAGTGGATGGGATATACCAGACAAGTTTGTGAGTTAATATGCCAAAGCATGAATGGAAAGATGATGCTTTGTGTTTAGACTACGACACAAATTTATTCTTTGAAAAGTACGAAAATGATGAAATACTTAGACCAGCAATAGATAAACTATGTTCTATGTGTCCTGTTTCAAAGATGTGCTTTGCTGTTGGCGTTTCACAAAAAGAGTGGGGCATTTGGGGTGGTGTTTACCTTGAAGGTGGACAGATATCTAAAGAATTTTCAAAGCATAAGTCTAAATCAGACTGGGCAAACACTTGGCAAAGATTAACAACGGAGAAATAATATGTATACAGATTCAATGAGACGAGCCTTTAGATCGCTAAGAGGTCCAAAGAATTTTGAACTTCAGATAATAGATAACGACAATTTTCTAACAGTGAAGGCAAGTGAAAAACAGTTTATGAGTCTTTCTGGAGAAGAAAAAAGGCAGGCTGTTGAGTATATGATACGTGCCAAGAAAGCATTAGAAGAAAATGGTGCAATTGTACTATTAGTTAGAGAAGGTGGTAAAGAGTTATGATTGAATTTGTAGCATTTGCTTTATTCATTATACTATTTTTCATATTGATATTTAAAAATGTGCAATTAAAAATTAAACTTTCTTCAACAACAGTAGAACTTATAAAGGCGCATATAGACAAAACCATATTGTCTGAAAAGTTTACTGAAATAAGTAATAACGTTAAGCCAGATCCATCATCAGAAGCATTTTTAAAATTTGTTTCAGATTCTAGAGACTGGGCTTATCAATACATAGATGAGGTCCAGGCTTCATTAAATAAGTTTATTACTGATATTGAGCCTGAAATAGTTTATTTTGACGAGTACGGGGTAGTTGGTAGTGCATACCCACACTACTACTCTATGAAGAAAATTTCTCAGGCATATAAAGATTTAAAGAAACTGTTGCCAGAAGACTATGATAGAATAGATTAATGATACAGTTAAAAAGCACAAATAACAGTAATCTATTTATGTGTGAAGAAGAGTTTTGCGAAGAAGAAAGTACTCAAATTTGGGCAAACTCTGAAAGCAGGATAATTGACTTTTGTGATTTTCATTACAATAAGGCAACAGAATGAAATTTTATTACTTTGGAGGATCTTTTAATGCAGGGGATAAAGAAAATTTAGAAACTGCACCAGTTTTAGAGAAACACAATTTTGACGGAGTAATGTTTACCTATGACTCAACTCAGGGAGATATGTTTGTAAGAACTGCCAGGAAAATTGAATTAGGTAAAAAAATTAAATATTTAATTGCCATTAGGCCTTATACAATTTCCCCACAATATCTTCAAACTATACATAACTCTATGGACGAAATCGACAAGGATAGACTTCAATTTAATTTTGTATCAGGGTACATTAAAGATCACGAAGAAGATACAGGGGGTATCGTTGGTAACCTTGTTGATAGTTCAGACCCAGTATCTAAATCAAAGTATATGATTGAGTTTATTAAAGTATTAAACAATATGAAAATAAATAGAACGCCATTAGATTTTTATATTTCAACAACAAATAACTATATGTTTGAAGAAGCAAAAAAATATAACAACAAAATTATTCTTCCATATAACATTTATAAGCGTGGATACTGGCTTGAATCATACGAAGGCACATCTTCTATGATCGAACTTAATATAAAAAACACTGAGATTATGTTGGCTTTAACCCCAATTATTAGAAAAACTGAAAAAGAACTTGAGTCATTAAAGAATTATGCTTTAAGACCTATTTGGAAAAAAGAAGAAAAATCAACAGTTGTTGACGATGTAGAATATTTTACCTATGAGGGATTTTCTGAGTTTGTCGAAACACTTGAGCAAAAAGGTATCAAACATTTATTAATAAATGCAGTTCCCAGAGATGAAGTCCACATCATAGTTAAATTTATTAAACAATATGTGGAGTCAAAACAAATAAAGAATGAGGAAGAATAAATGAAAGATGTTATACTATCAGTACTAACAGGTTTTGGATGTGGCGTAATATTCGCAGCATTCAAATTGCCAGTCCCAGCACCACCAGTTTTTGCGGGAGTCGCAGGAATTATTGGTCTCTGGATTGGTTTTACAGCACTAACTAAATTCATATCCTAGGAGGAATAAAAATGAATGAACAAATCAAAGCAGTACTAGCATCATACGGACGATCAGTTCTTGGAGCAGCAACAGCGTTGTATGCATCTGGAGTAACAGATCCACAGACATTGGCATACTCACTACTTGGTGCACTCGTGCCAGTAATTTTGAGAGCAGCCAATCCATCAGACACAGCGTTTGGCAGAATGCCATCTGTAGAAGATGTAGACAAGGCAGTTAAGTCTGCTAAGGTAGTCAAGAAGGCTGCTAAGAAGGCTCCTGCAAAGAAGTCTGCTCGTGGTGGCGGTTCAAAGACTCATACCAACACTCTATAAAATAAATATAAGATTGGGCGGTTGTCATTTGACAGCCGTCTTTTCTTATGCTATAATATTTATACCTGCCCAATATGGGGGGGAATTAACTTATTCGCTTGAAAGGGGAATAACATGGTAACAAAGTACGCTATGGATCTATTTAATGATCCTTTTTTTATTGGCTTTAACAGAGAGTTAAATCGCCTAAATACTGCACACAAAACAAACTCACAGTCATATCCTCCGTATGATCTAATCAAACTAGATGAAGATACATACAAGATTTCACTGGCTGTCGCTGGTTTTTCAAAAGACGATATTGATGTTTCAGTAGATAACGGAACATTGATTATAAAGGGTGAGATTGTTGAAGTTACAGATGCAGAGGTAGTTCATAAGGGAATCGCAGGAAGAAAGTTCGTAAGATCTTTTGCACTGGGAGAATATATGGAAGTAACTTCTGCAGAACTTAAGGATGGCATGCTGCATGTTCATGTAGTACGCATTGTTCCTGAAGATAAAAAGCCCAAGTCTATTAAAATTAAGTAGTATAATAGATAACATTCCGCTATGAGACTTTAAAAGGTTTTACAACGGATGCTCTTATGAGAAGAGAGTTAGCAGGAGTTGAATCTTCGTGGCTAATAGACCTGAGCAGTCGTCTATAAACTGCTCATTTTCTATGCTACAATATAATTGTCCCACACAGGACCTTAGTGATGGATTAGTTACCCATTGGATAGAGACCGTGGCGCAAGTCAGGTGAATTGCTTGTGTGGGACCTAACATTTGGCGGTATAATAATATCAATGACTGACAAAGAGTTGGAAAGTTATAATAAGCAGCAGTATAAGAAGATGCTTGCTAAGATAAAAGAATATT